GTACTTTTTGGTGTCCGAAACAAAACCTATTGATTTAGCTACGTCTACTCAATGGAACAACAAGTTGAAAACAACACTACTGAACGACCTTTTGGACCCGACAATTTGCCTCCTTTGTACCCGGCTGGTGTAGCGCCCCCTGAGTACGAAGAAGCTGTTGTCACTGCTATTCAAGAAGATTTAGGCCTCCCCGGACCGATTCAAGTAGCCCGGGAGAGAGGTGACCCTCGTACGGATGAAGGAGCTCAGGTCCGACGAGGGGGTGAGAGAGGAAGAGGAAGAGGAAACAGAGGAAGAGGAAGAGGAGTTACTCCAGCCGTTGCAGCATGGCTGGGGTGGAATGGAGAAGGAGAGTTTACGACTAGAGGTAGAGGAAGAGGAAGTGCAAGAGGCAGAGGAGGAATTCAGCGTGGGAGCGGAAGAGGAGGGATGGCGCAACAAGTCAATCCTCCCAACGGTCCCATTGCTGTGCCTAATGTGCCTGTAGCCCCTCCCCCCGCCCCTGGTCCGACAACTGTTTACAGGAATTTTGAGAGATTTCAAGTAGAAGTAGGAACCGACGAAGTTGTGCAGAAGAAATTGACCCAGTTGGGAATTTCTTGGAGAGTGCGAAATGAACGAGCGAATAGGAATCCTCATGCTGTGTGTGCACACGTGAGGACTAAGGCCATCGCTGAAGTATTGGGAAGTTGTGGAGGTAAGACTGTGCTCGATTATTACTCTAGTGTTCGAACTGGAGGGATAGTCTCTGCCCTTAATACCAACGCAACCGACCCTATTCAGTTGAAGCAGTATTTCCCGCGCATTGTGAGTGGAGATATCAACCGAGGAGTGAATACTAGGTATCCTCATCGGGAGGTTTGGGATGACGTTGACCACTACGACGTCGTGCTTGTCGTGGATGTCTATGAGGACGCCAGGATAAATAACCACTTTTGCCACCAGTCCGTTGCGGAGTTGATTCCCGATGTGGGAAAGATTCTGTATTGGGTTGGTTGGTGTTTTGAAGATCACATGGGAGTAGGATTCGAAGAATCTTCTTATGTGATCTCCAATGACCAAGTGGTTTTTTGTCCTGACGGTGAAACTCCTGGATATCAGAAGCATGATCGTTGTCGTTGGATCTGGAACGACACTAAACCTATCTACACTCCGGGTGGAAATATTGTGTGGTCAGTTAAGAGGAATTGGACCGGCTATTACATCATTAAGTTCGAAAATGTTGGGATGGCCTCTATGATCCAGGTCCCGCCACGGCTAACTCGCAAGTTCATGGAAGTTTCTGTCGATTCTCAGAATTGGTGGAAACAGAAATTGTTCACTGTTATTGATGAGGAAAGCATCTTGGGAAAGCTGTGTACCACTGTGGTGGGCACGCATACCAAACTCAAGATGTCAGTGCCCGTCGACATGTGGAACACTCTGAGAAACTTTCAACAACAAGGCGCTTACAGTCAATTGACTCATGCACAACTGGAGAGACAAGTCGCGACTCATTTGGAAAAACATCCTGGTTGGAGTTTGCTGATGGCCCGCCACCCGAGGGAGTTAGAAATGTACCAGACGCAATTGGTCACCATCTTGACGGTTTATAAAGCCAGAGAGAGGGTGAGCCAGATGGAATTTCTGACTGGATACAATGAGTTGTTCAGTTCTTACAACGAAATGCGCTCTGCCATAGGGAAGAAACATGATGGAATGGCTCAAGATATTAAAGTCTATCATGCGATGCTTGCCTTCTTTGTGGGATTAGGAATCAAACAAGTCTGTAAACGGTTTTGGGGATTTATATTGGAATGTGCTGACCGCTTTAAGTGGGAAGTCTTGCGCCTTTTGCTGGTTGTATTCCAAAAGATGAAAAACATCCATAGGAGCATGGTTGGAGCTATGTTTGCCACCATGCCCGGGCAGCAAGAGTTTAGGATGGGAGTTATGTGGCCCTTCATTGAGGAGGTCATCAAAGATATCGGAGGAGGAGTTTGTGAAGCTACAGTCCCAGGGACTAAGTTCTTTTTTCACTACGCCTTCGCTATCTCTGAGTTGATTTTTTCGGTGTGGATGCAACCTAACTACTGGCTTAAACTCGTGCGAATCTTGCCGGTGTTTTTGCATACAGGGATATGCCATAAAAGTTTTGTGGATAGGTTGCTTGACCATAGTATGTGGAACAGCAGCATTGCCGGCCCGTTGTGCTATTATTTGATGAGGAATGAAACTCGAGAGACGAAATTCAAGACGTTGGTTGCTTCTTGGATTTTAGCAATCGTGGGATATTTCTTCAGAACTTACATGGAGCGATGGGCTTTGCGTGATGAGTGCGGACCATATAAAGAGTTTCGCGAAAATTTCTATTTTAAAGATTGGAAGGATCGCAAACCGTGGGTGATCACTGCCGGGTGTACCCCCTTTCCACAGAGCTTGTCTATGACTCCCACTCAAGCAGTCAGCTATTTCGAGTCTAAACCCCTTAATGAAGAGTTCACAATGATCTCTTTTTTCAAACCTCCCGGATGGAAGCCAGAGTTTTCAGCAATGTATTGGCTCATCCCCACTAACGTCCACGGTTACGTCCCGTCGCGAAGTGACGCTAACTTGATGGCGATGGTTGAAGCCCGAATAATGGCAGCCCCCCCTATGAATGCTCGTTTACAAGAAGAGCGTTGGTTGTCGTTACCTCCTCAGTTCGAAGATTTTCCTCTGTTTACTCCCATTGTGCGAAATGAGCACGTGGATGAGTGGTTGTTACACATGGAGGCGTCAAAACAGTCAAAGTATAAAAGGCACATCAAAGAGTATGAGACCTGCACTCCTTTGATGATCGCTAAAGCGCTCAAGGCTAGTAAAATTCAAGTCAAGTGTGATGAATTGCTGATTAAAGGCGAGAATGGTGGGATTTCTTTGAAACCCCGGGCCATTGTCAACATTAATCCGTTGATTCAGGTGATCATCGGTCCTGAAATTTATGAAGCCACTGAAAGGTTGAAGAAGTTGTGGAATTTGCACACACCTTTCATTTCTGGGGGATTTTCTTTCGCATTCGGATCCTCCGGCACTGACAAACAGTTAACATTATGGTTGCAGTGGACTTTGACCAGACCGGATTTGTGGCATATTATCGTGGCGGGCGACGACATGCTGCTTATCAATCATTACCTTCGCATGTACATTGAAGGTGATGCCTCTATGTTTGACCAATCGCAGGCGCGCGGACCTCTCTTACTTGAACATCAATTATTGCGCAGGTTGGGCGTTTCCGAGTATGCTATAGATGTCAGTCTATCAGCAAGTGCTGCTAATTACGTTGGTTATAGCGGCGACAAAGATGGAAATTTGGTTGTGTCTATCGACAAGCACGGCGAAGCGAACAGAGCCAGTGGACATTGCGACACGACCATCGGAAACAGCATAGTGATGGCCCTCGCGTCTCGTTATGCAATAATGACGGGCGGAGATGATCTTCCAGCCATTCATCATGCCTTCGCCCACCTTGGCCTCAAGATGAAGCTCAAACCGTATAGAAGCTTTTTCGAAGTCACCTTTTTGAAGGGAATGTGGTATCCTACTCATTCTGATTTAGGATTTTACTGGGGCCCTTTGCCCAGCAGAATTCTGAAAGTCGGTAAAAGTTTGAGAGACCCTAGGATGATCTACAAGACCAAAGATTTCGAACAAGCGGCTAAATGGTTTTTAG